TATCAAGGCTGGTCCCTCACCCGTGTTTACGTTGAGGAATTGACCCAGTTTCCGATGCCGGACCCGGTGTTCAAGCTCCTGGCGACGTTGCGTTCTTCCAAAGGCATCAGGCCGCAGTTCCGAGCGACTTGTAATCCCGGCGGTGTCGGTCACGGCTGGGTCAAGGAGTGGATCATCGACCCCGGTGAGTACCAGATCACGGTGGATTCCGAATCCGGGCTGTCCAGGGCTTTCATCCCCGCCAAGCTAAAGGACAATCCGGCGCTGATGGATAGTGACCCAAATTACGTAAATCGTTTGAAGGCCGTGGGTAGCCCGGAGCTAGTCAAAGCCTGGCTCAACGGCGACTGGACGGTGATCGAAGGTGCCTTTTTCCCCGAATTTCGTCCCGACCGTCACATCATCGAACCCTTCGACATCCCTGACGATTGGATCAAATGGCGTGCGATGGACTGGGGTTCGGCCAAGCCCTTTTCTGTGGGGTGGTACGCTCACGTCCAGGACGACACCCATCACGATGGTCGTACCCTTAAGCGCGGTGCGATCATCCGCTACGCCGAGTGGTACGGCTGCAGCAAACCAAACGTCGGGCTTCACATGACAGCAGAGGAAGTGGCGCATGGCATCGTACATCGCGAGACCCACGGCGGGACGCGGACGAAAATGGCTTATGGCATTCTGGACCCTGCAGCGTTTGCAGTCATATCGGGTCCGTCCATTGCGGAGACTCTGGGCCGTCACGGCTGCCACTTCCGCCGTGCCGACAACACGCGCAAAAGCCGCGACAAAAGGGCGGGGGGTTGGGACCAGGTCCGCAACCGGCTCAAGGGCGACCTAGACGGAAACCCGATGATCTTCCTGTTTTCGACCTGTCGGCACCTGATTAGAACGCTTCCAATGATGCAGCACGACACCTACGACGTGGAGGATCTGGACACCGATGGCGAGGACCACGCTGTAGACGAATTGCGGTATTCCTGCATGTCGCGACCCTTCGGTGCGCGCAAAGAGAAGCTGGAAGACCGCAATCCGTACCTGATCGCCAACGTCTTCAAACTGAAAGAACTGGAAAACCGTTAATTTAGAGCGTATGCCGGTTTAAATTCCCGGAGAGACGCCATGGCCAACTTCAACCTGCGCCGCACACAACGTGACACCGGCGACAGTGGCCAGGCCAATCTAGCCAAAAGCAAGAAATTCAAGCCAAAGACGCCGAAGGGCGTCACCAGGGAAGAGATGTCGGGCAAGTCCGACGCCCCCGCAAAACCGAAAGCCGCCGCGCCCAAAGCGAAAGCCAAAGGCCCGTTCAAGCTGACCCCGAAGGCCGCGCCGACGCCGACGCCGCGCCCGGATCCGATAACCACCGGCTCGACGCCAACCCCCTACATGTATTCCGGGCCGACCGGGCCGGTGCCGGGCCAGTCGATGGCCGGTACGGAAAGAGCGCCAGCACCTGCGCCCTACATGTATGGCGGAGGGACAGTACCAGGCCAGTCGATGGCCGGCACCGAGAAAGCGCCGTCCATGACGCCGCCGTTCAACCCGCAGATGTCCGACGCGTCGATCCTGCACACGGTGCCGCCGGCGCTGCAGACTCTGCCGGGGCCTCCCCCCGGCAATTTCATGGCCGGCCAGGAGTTCGCACCGCGACCCGGCCTGCCGTCACCGCTTGCCCAGCTTGGCGGACCGGCTACGTCACCGTTCACCGGTGGTCCGACCGGCCCAGGCCCCGGCGTCGATCAACGGGCGATGCTCGCCAGGATGCTGGGATTGGGCGTCTAGTTGGCCCGCGATCCTGAGATCACCAAGCCGCCCATCGAGCCGTCGACGGCGGAGATCGGTCGCCCGAATGTGCCGCAGGACGAGCCGGACCCGGAACTCTCGACCGGCGTAGACCGCGAAGTCGACCGCAAATACTGGGAGCAGTGCCTGGCCGACGCCGAGCGCGCCGAGCAGAACTGGCGGCGTCGAGGCCGGGAAATTGTCGGTATTTATCGGAACGAAGGCCCCGGCACGTCCAGCCCGAAGAACGGCAAGAACGCCGGCGGCCAGCACTTCAACATCCTGTTCGCCAACACCGAAGTGATGCTGCCGGCGATCTACGCCAAGCCGCCGACGCCGGTGGTCCGCAGCCGATTCATTCAGTCGCGCAAAATGGCCCCGGTGCCGCCACCGCCCATGATGCCGCCGATGGGAATGGCTCCGGGTATGCCTCCTCTTGGGCCGCCCGGAATGCCGCCGGGAGGGCCGCCCCCTCCCGGTTTGTCGCCTCCCGGTGTGATGGCACCGCCCCCTAACGTCCCCCCGCAGGGGGAGGTGCCGCCTGACGCATCGGCTGGGGTGCCGCCAGAATCCCCTGGCGGCATTCCCCCGCTCGACCCGATGGCGATGGGTGGCCCGCCGCCTCCGCCGCCGATGATGGAAGTGCCGCGCCCCGACCCGAAGGTTGAAGACATCGACACCGCCGCTGCGGTGATGGAAAAGGCGCTGGAGATCGTCGTCCAGGAAGAGTCGTCGCACGAGGCGATCCGTACGGCTATCAAGGACGTGTTGCTGCCCGGTCGCGGCCTGTGCCGCGTCCGCTGGAAGCCGAAGCTGATCGAGGCCGTCAAGATGGAGCGGCCCAGCCTGCAGGAGTTCGCCGATCCGATGGCCCCGCCGCCGGAGCCGGAGATGGTCAAGGTGTGGGAAACCACCGACACCGAGTATGTGTATTGGGAAGATTACCTGTGCGATCCAGTGCGCCAGGCGGTGGACAAGAAGTGGGAAGCCTTCCGGCATCTGTTTACCGAACAGGAGCTTATCGCCGAGTTCTCCGGTACGCCTGAGTTCGACACCATCGTCCAGGCCGGCAAGGTCAAGAACCTGCTCAAATGGACCGAGGAGAGCGCCGCCAAGTCGCCTCCGTCAGGCGGCTCTTACACAAAGACCGCCGAGAATCTTGGTGATGTCATCCGCAAGGCGATGGTCTGGGAAATCTGGGACCGCACCGACCCGGCCAATCCGCGCATCATCTGGTTCATGCGCGAGGCCGGTGGCATGGATTTGCGGCTCGACCCGGATCCGCTCGGCCTGGCCGGATTCTTCTCGACGCCGCAGGCGCTGCTGGCCGTATCGACCTCCGATAGTCGCATTCCGAAGCCGTTCTACGATCTCTACGCCAGGCTGGCCGAGGACATCGAAACCACGTCCGTTCGAATTTCCAGGCTGATCGAAAAGATCAGGGTGCGCGGTGCCTACAACAGCGCCTCGCCGGAAATCGCCCAGTTGCTCACCGCCGACGACGGAAAAATGATCCCCGTCGATGGCGTCGACATGATCAACGGCGGCCTGCAGAATCACATCTGGATGGTCCCCATCGACATCTGGATGCAGGCGCTCGACAAGCTGCTGATGTCGCGAGAGGCGCAGAAGCAGGCCGTCTACGAAATCATGGGCATCAGCGATATCATGAGGGGGGCCACAAAAGCCTCCGAGACAGCCACGGCCCAGCGGATCAAAGGGTCCATGGGCGTGGTTCGCCTGCAGGACCAGAAGACCGCAGCGGCGAACTTCGCTCGCGACCTGATGCGCCTGCAGGCCGAAATCATCGCCACCAACTTCGACGCCGAAACACTGTCGCGGATGACCGGCGAGGAAGTCACCCCACCGGTGCTGGCCATCCTCAGATCCGACTTCATGCGGACCTGCATGATCGACATCGAGAGCGACAGCACCGTCGAGGTCGACGAACAGACCGAACAGCAGTCGATGGCGCAGATCATGCAGTCGGTGCAGGCTGTCATGATGGGTGCAGGGCAGATGCTGCAGACCGGCGTTCTTCCACCGCCGCAGGTGATCCAGTTGGCGCTGGAACTGCTGCGCATGTTCCTGCACCCGCTCCGCCACTCCCGTGGCGTCATCGAACTGCTCGACGACTTCAAGGAACAAATGGACGCCATGATGGGCATGCTCCCGCCGCCCATGCTGGGCGCACCAATGGGAGCGCCTCCGGGCATGGGGTCGCCCCCCGGCGGCCCGCCGGGGCCAGATTCCGGCGGGCCGGCTGGCGCAGGCCCGCGACCGGGTACAGTGAACTCAGGACCACCATCGGGGAACGGTGCGGTTCCGAACGGATTACAGTAACGGTGGATTCCCCACCGTTACGGAGGAAATGATATGGCATATCCAGGACAAGGCAGCGAAGGCGGCCAGGGTGGACAGCAGGGCGGCGAAGGCGGCCAGAACCGTCCGGGCCAGGGTGGTCAGGACAAGCCCGGCGAAAACAAGCCTGGTCAGGGCGGCGACCGTCCGGGTCAGGGTGGCGATGACCGTCGCTAAACGTTAACTGGCGCGGGAGAGGCTCCAGTGTAGCCTGCCTCTCCCAAGCTCCACAGGAGGAACATCATGGCCAAGAAATCCCGCGATATTTCGACCACCGAAGACGGTGAAGACGATCTCGCCGATTCCAGACCGCAGGAATTGGAGAACACTCCGGCCAACAGCGCGCACACCTCTTCCGCGACCTTCCGTCAGGACGTACACCAGCAGCGGGTGACCCGCGTCGACGAAGACCTCGGCATCGGCCCGCGCGACCCGTATCCGACCGGAAACCCACCGGACGAGCGTGAAATCTACCACTCGATCCACGGTGTTTATAAGGAGGACAAGGATGCCCCGAACACGACAGGACGACCCTGAAGTCGAACAGCACGTCGACACCTACGTCCCGGTGCCCATCGACGATGTCTATGACGACTACGTCGAGGGCGATCACCCGACGGAGAACCCCGACGGCGTGACCAATTCGGTGCCGGATTACACGCCGAAGACGCAGGAAGAGAAGGCCGCCCTGCTGAATGTCGGGATGGTCCAGGTTGTCGATACCGGACTGGAGGGGTATCCGGTCGGTGACCGCGACCTTGAGAATGAATTCTACCAGGCGCACGGTTTCCGTCGTCCTGACCATGAAGACGAGGACGCGCCGCTTCCCAACGAGCCGGAAGGCGGATTCTACGCGGCACACGGATACAGGAGAGACACCGATGGCCAAGACAGCACACGATCTCGACCGGGCGGACGCCGTGGACAGCGGTCGCAGCCTGATCTCGATAGACCCGCAGATTAACTGGCGGCGCTACCCGCCGGCCATTCCCAAAGCTAATCTGATCCCGGCCTACGTGCCGCAGAACACCTGGAACGGCGGCGTCTACGGTGACGATCAGATTCTGGCCAAGACCAACGTCAAGGTCGACACCATCGGCCCCAATGGGCCGGTCGGCGACTACACGCCGCGCAACCAGGACGACAAGGCGACCCTGACCGGCAACACCATCGTCGTCGATGTCACCCGCCCGCGTGGCCCTATCGCTCCTGGCGAAGGCTACCCGGTGACTGGAACACCGGCGAAACCGGCACCGACGATCTCGTCGTTGGCCCCGAACACCGCTGTCGCCGGCGCGCCCAGCCCGCTGGCGGTGGTTGTCACCGGCACCAACTTCACCCAGTGGACGGTGCTGATCGTCGGCAACATCCAGACGCCGTATATCCAGTATTTCAGCCCGACCAAGATTGTGCTGCTGATGGATCCGGCGCGGTCGACGCCGGGTGTTATCACGGTGCAGGCGTGGGATCACAGTGTGTCGAGCACAGCCGTGAACTTCACCTACACATGAGAACAACACCGCAGGGTGGCCCGCAGCAGGGCCACGCCGCCGAGCAGGCGGCACACCGACAGGCTCGCCGCGACAAGATGGAAGCGGCGTATGAAGCTCTTGAAGCTCTGCTGCATGAGCTTGAAGGGACGCAGGCCGGGTCGCCATTTTCGACGCGCGAGATGGCGATCTGCGCCTCGTATCTCGACACATCCTGGCT